CACCTAAGCGTGTTGCACCATTTGCTGTGCTGGTTTGAAAAAATAATTTGCTTGTTTCCGTCGCATTGCTGAAATCGCCCGTGATGCGCTGGGCGGTGCCAGAGAAGGTGAGGTTGCCGGTGGTGATCGTTGCGCTGGATGCAGCAAGATTGGTAATTGAAAGACTGGTGATCGTCAGGCTGGTCAACGCAAGGTTCGTGACCGTGGCTGAAGCGTACGTAGCCGTCGTGCCGGAAATGGTCGTGACCGTTGCACTCGTCAAGTTGCCATTGGAATACGTGACGTTCGTACCAGATACGTTTGTGATCGTCGCAGAGGTCGCGCCAAACTGAGTGATCGTGCCGCTTGAGAACGTAGTCGTCGTTCCCGAGACAGTCGTGATGCCTGCCGACGTACCGCTTAGTTGGGTAATGGACGCACTACTGAACCGAGCCGTGGTGCCCGAGACTGTCGTGATATTGGCCGACGAACCCGTGATCGTCGTGATGGACGCGCTGAGTGCAGCCGTGATCGTGGCACTGAAGATTGACGGGCTGTTCTCAAGGACAACACTTCCTGTGCCGGTCGTATTGGCAATGCTGATATCAGGAGTCGTGCCGCCCGACGAAGCCAAAGGCCCAGTCGCCGTGACAGCCGTAACCGTACCGCCCAAGCCCGTCGCAGAGAGCGTAATGCTGCCAGCACTGTTCGTGATGGAGACACCTGATCCTGCCGTGAGGGTCGAGAGCGTGTAGCCCGTGCCGTTGCCAATCAGAAGTTGTCCGTTGGTCGGTGCAGTCGTCGTACCCGTACCGCCCGTTGCCACAGCGACAGGCGAAACAAGCGAAATGACCGTATTGGTCAATGAAATGCCGGTACCGGCGGTATATACCTGCGTTTGACTAAACTCAGCAAAAGTAATGTTGGTTGAACCAAACGTAATAACGCCCGGTGTATTACAAACAAACGCTGCGCCCTTCAGCGAAGTACCGCCTGAGACGTAGAAATAACTACCCTCATCAAGCGAATTAGCGCCTTGCTCACCGTACGTATCAGCATCAGATGAGCGGGTCATCACATACGGATTGGAACCATCGCCCACCGTTGTAACTACATAAATCCCGTTCTCAACTTGATCGTCGCAGTCCTTAATCAGAACGCGCTGTGCAGCTTGGGCTACCGTACTGTCAATCGTCAAAGTACCGTTGGCCGTCGCCGTCAGCGTTGCACTAACACCTGCCGTGCCGTTGTTGTAAGTATCGTTACGTCCCGTACTGGCAGGAGTCGCTAGTACCACAGGGTCATGGATATGAAGCGCAGCCGCCGACATGTTATCGACGTACGACTTCGTAGCCGCATCCGAAGCAACACTTGGATAGCCAACGCCTGAAATAACGGCTGACGAAAGGCTGATGTTGCCCGATACGTCGAGGTTGACTGACTTCTCAGACGGGTAGGTGACAAAGACCTTCTTAACACCTGCGGGGAACGTAACCTTGGCGTTGCTGTTACTGGAGGACAGAACAGTATCTCGGGAGAGCGTTGTCCCCGAAGCCGTGTATGTGCCGATGCCTACTTCCCAATCGGTGTCAGCCGTAATGGTGTAGTAGGTTTGGTTTCCGTTTCCAACCGCCGAAAATGACTGATACCCCGGTTCTGCTCCAACCAAGGTAATCGTGCCACTACCAGCAGTGGTCGTCGTCTCTAGGACGCGATCCGCAAGTACGAGGGCCATGTAACCCTCCGATTAAGCGATACGCAGAATAGCAGTCGAAGCCGCAGCAGCCGGGAACTGAATGGTAAAGTTACCCGCCGTCGAGGTCTTGTCACCGCCAAATGCCAGCACCGCAACCGCTTTGTTGCTCTGAGTTGCGTTGTAGATCAACGCACCGTTCGCCGTCAGAGTCGCGCTCGGGAACGTCAGATCATCAAAATCGATGAAAGCCGTCGTACCACTCGAAGTGGGCACCTGCGAGATCGTCAGCGTCAGCCCACCCGCCGGGTAGTTCGTACCAGACGATGAAACCTCGTCAGCCGAAGAGTACGCCGTAGTCGTAGCACTCAACGTAGCCGAAGAAGTGTACAGAGCCAGCTTGAATACATCCGCAGCCGTCGAAGCGCGGATCACGCCGGTACCAAAGTTGTGGATACCGTCCAGAATCTCGACCTTAAAGCTGGTCGCCATCGCTTGGGTTATGGCCATCTCAGTCTCCTAAACGCGCTGCCGCGTCATTAAAACCTTGTTCAATAAGTTTACGCCGTGCATCCTCCAAAGCGGAGTTCTGCGCTTCTTGCAGGTACTTGATGAGTACCAGTTTAAGTCCTTCCTGCGTGTCCACGCGAAGTACGCGATTTACCGCACGCTCTGCAATCTCTTCAACCGTATGGCCACGATGGTCTGTCGTCTGGACAAACACCTGACCAATTTCTGATCCTGCGCTGAACATTAAGTCACCGGAACCCTAGCTTGGCCAGAACGGTACGCATCCTGACGATCCAAGCCGTCGCCGAGGCGTTTCAGTTGACCCAAGGCTTCCTGATACTTGTTTTCGTAATGCGCCATCATGTCTTCCGCACCCTTCAAGTAGGTGTATGCCTCGCGCAAAGACCCGTACAGCAGCACCGTCTCGAAGTTGTTACCAAGCCAAGACGTACCCACGTTCACAATCGAAGCCGGGTAATAGTAGTAATGCAGTTCAATCGTATACGCCGCATTCGGAGTCGGCCCAAGCAACATGCTTGTGTCATCGAAGATGGCGTAATACGCGGGTTTACCAGAGGTGGCTGGGAACGGATATGAGGCTCGGATGAAATTCACATCCTTGTTTAACAAATACTCATATTCGCCCGTCGTACCATCAATCACGGCCATTGAGAACGTCGAGAGCCAATCTGATGGCAGGGTGAGATACTGATTACCGTTACTCGTGCTGCCCGTCACGTTCTTACGAATGGCCGGAAGTTGAACCGTGTTGTAGATCCGCTCTTCAGCCAACTGCACAAACGTAGGAATATTCGCCACGAAGCTCTGCTCCGTGGACTCACAATAGTCCTGAATCAGCGTAGTAAGCTGAGAGTAGTTCACGGCGACCAGCCCGACCTGTACTTCATGTTGGTATCAAGGTTGATCTGCGACACGAACTTCTTACCCTTCGTGGCAGCACCGGCACCCTTCATGTCCATGTGGGTGACGCCTCGGTTCACATCCTTCTCGGGGTAGCCGTTGCGACCCGTCGATTCGGTGTTTGGCTTAATCTTGCCCATGTCTTTCATGGCACTTACCTCGGGCCAGAAGAGCCGCGCATCGGGCTGCGCTGGTTCATCACCTTCGCCATGCCACGACCGTACTTCTTCATGTCGCTGTTGGTCTTACCGCCAGCACGGAGTTTAGTTTTTGGCTTGTCGGGGTGCATCGCACTTTCATGCCTGTGGACAGCCTTTCTTACCACGGCTTTATCCATCTTCACATCTTCATGCTTCATCTCAGTCTCCTAGGTCGTCACGACCGTTACGGTTCCAACCAACCCTGCCGGAGCAAGGTCATTTGGAGTTAATCCTGCATCATCAGCTCTGGCCCCGCCAACCGGTGCCCAGCCCCATTGTATTACTCTACTACCACCTGCGCCGTCATTGCCGACCTCAAAATAACTCAGGTCGGGGCGCGGGTTCCGTAAAGCCTGCGGGTCGTCAACCGGGTACAGGCCCAGCGACAACTGCGGTTGGTCGGGTTCCCAGCACTCTGGGCAAACCAAGATATTCACGTTCTTGGTCTTGATCACCAAAGACTTCAACTGGCGAAGCTTGTACCGGAATCCACACCGGTCGCACTCCGCAATCGCGTGTTTGCCGCTTGCAAACCTGTTCGGCATTAGTAGCCACCCAAGAAGCTCTCACGTGGCACGAACCGAACCGCCGCCTTCTCACGGTCCTCGCCCGCTGCCAAGTCCCAAGCCTCGTCGTACTGGGCTTTCAGGATCTGGGTACGCTCCATCGCGCCGGGGATCTTCATCGACATGAGGTAGGCCAAGCCTGCGACCATGCAGGGCAGGAAGCGGAACGGGATGTCTTGACCATTCACGCCCGTGCCGGGGTCGAACATCCGCACAAGTCTGGTGTAGACCAACGTCCAAGTCGTCGTGTTATCTGGCTTCGGCCATACCGTGTACTGCGGATAGACAATTACGTTGTCCGCGCCCGTCGCGCCCGTACGCCGGTTGATCCAAATCTGAATCGGGCGACCCGTCGCGTTTTTGTTGGGGATCGACAGGTAGGTACTGGATGAAATGCGTGAGATGTTAATGTCTTGCTGGTTCGTGCCAGACCCCGTGCGGATTACATGGTCCAGCAAATCAACCGTATCAACCGGAAGGTCATAAGTGCCTTGGTTGTAAGTCAAAGTCTGGGTACCGGTCTCCAGCGTCCAGAGGTTAATACCACGGTTTGCCCAGTCCATGAGCAATAGACCAAGACTGCGCTTGGCGGTACGGAAGTCGTAACCCGTCCGCAACTCAGCACCACAACGCTCAAAAGCCTCTTCGATGATCGTGTTGAGATCAAGGTTGAAGTCCGTCGTTGCTGTAGTTTTGTAGGTCATTACTTCCTCGCCGTGACGACATCATCGCCCTTGGTGACGGTTACGTGGTCGCCTTCGACATCAACCCGCATCGGCATTTCCTTACGGTCAAGCCGGTCCAGCTTGGTAATAAGTTCCTTGATAACCTCAAACTCAGGCTTCTCTTCCTTCTCCGCCGTGCCTGCAATCCCGTTCAGCATGGAGATCAAGGCCGTCAAGGATGCACCCAGCAAGCCCATCACAGCGGCAATCTTCTCGCCTTCCAAGTAAAGGCTCGACACGACACCAATCACCACGATCAACGTGATGTAAAAAAGCCCACTCCGGCCAATCGCTCTACCAGCAACTTCCTTGGCAGGCGAGTTCGCCTCAATACGCCGCGCTTCTGCTGCAGCGTCCAGTTGAGCTTTTAAAAATTCACCTACAGTCATCACATCCCCCGCTTGCGGTGCGGCCTCACTTTTTCTTTGATGCCTTTGGGCTGCGGGACGAACTGCTTGC